CATGAATAGAACAGCTTCGAAAACAGCCGGCCCGCCTGCGGCACGAATTGCAACGCCCCAGGCGCTCCGGCCCAGCAACCGCTGATAAACGTCGCCGCGCGCCAGTCGTCAAAAACGGCACCCTCGGGCACCATCCCGAAGCGACGCAACTCGTTGCACCATCTGAGCAACAACGTCTCGCTGGTCAGCCCCAGGGCGAGAACGTCGCTGGAACTGACTGCCGCAAGCATGTCATCCCCGGCCACAATGATGTCGGCCGGCGCTCCGACCGCCTTCGCGGCGCTGAGCTGCATCAGGCCGTTAATGAGGGTGTTGCCCGACGTGGTGTCGTTGTGGCCGCTCTTCGTGGTGCCAGCGACGCGGTAGGAGAACAACTCATTGTTGTCCCCATACATTCGTCCCTCGACGTTGACACAAGCCTCGGCGAACGTCGCCAGGGCTGGGTCACACGCCCGCATGACGCGTAGCTTCGCGGCGATCTGGATACCGTTGACGGTCGAGTCGAAGGAAGCACCATCCACCTCAATAAACAAGTCCTTGCCCGCGGCAAGGGCATTGTCCATCCACCTCGCCACCTCGCTGCCAGTCGCACCGCAGCTCGTAGCCAATGTGTGCTCTCCGTACTGTGCAGGGTTCGTGCAATCCAGGACCTGCTTGATTGCGGTTTGAAAAGCTTCGAACGGTCTCGCCTGCTTCTCCTGGGTGGTGAACGTGTCGTAGAACTGGATCATGCGCGCCTTGCTCGTTACCCTCTCGGTCATCGGGGGCCTCGTCTTAGCCACCTCGAACTTGACCATGGCTTTCACCTTCCCGGGCTCCGGCCGGTCGCGCCTAAGTGATGCCAAGATATTGCGCGCTTTCGTCGCGGCCCAGCGTGTCACGCTCACCACGTCCTCGCCGTCTTGCAAGGAGCTCACCAACCACGACGCGTGGGACTTGCAAATAGCATCGCGGTACCTATCCACGATGTCGTCGATCATGCCCGGTGGCACTGGCAAGATCGGTGCCGTGGCTATCGGCATCGGTTTCATATGTCTATCCACGGCGGCCTTGAGAACGTTGCATAGGCACGTCCGCGCGACCTCAGCAACCGCCGCGACCGGCCCCACGATCGTCGCTCCCAGCGCATGGGGCCGGTCACACTCTGGGCTCGGCAGTGTGAGGATCGCGTGCTTCGGGTCGATGCGGGCGTTGAGTGTTGCGAGGTCGAGGCCCTCGTAAAACTCCGGAGTCGCCTCCCGAAGGCAGATGGTAGGCGTCCTCCTGCCGGCCAGCAACGCCCCGCGGACGAACTCCGTCTCCTGGAGTGCCTCGCTCGGCTTGGCGCACCCGATCACGGCCCGCCGCGGCCCTGGCCTCACCAGCTCCGCGATCCACGCGATGTACAGTATCGGCATGGAAGCGTAGTACAGCGCCCGTTTCCAATCGCCGTACCGTTCGCGGAACCGCTTGATCACCCCGGGCTCGTCCGGGTCCGACCAATGCTCAAGATGTCGGCTCATGGCGTGGGCTGAGTAGCGCAGTTCTAGCGCCCTCGCTGCGAGCGATTCCACCCATACGTGGTCTATCACCTGGCCCCGCCGGGCCGCGTCTTGAATAACCGTGAGTATGTCGTCGCGAGTCACCGCGCCCCGGGATGCCAGCCGCGCCGCGGCGATGTCGTCCTGCTTAGCGACGGTGGCGCTGATGTCGTGGCTCCAGTTCGCATCGAAGACGGGAGCGTCGCGCCGCCCAGCGCCCACGAGGCGGCGGAAGAGGACGACGGTCTCACCCATCATGCTCTCCGTCACGTAATCACTGACACCTCCGGCCCACTTGGCGCGGACGGCCACGCCGTCTTCATCCGCGAATTTCTCGCCGGGTTCCATAAAGGCCGTGCGCGTCGCCCCACACGTGTCGGTCAAGTTGAACACGACAAGCTCGCCTATCGGCCTCGCCGCGACGGCCATCCCCACGGGCTCGACGACCTCAACGTCGTACCACGTCCCGCGCAGCGTCCTC